GAGTAATTACTGAACCGCGCTCTCCTATCAATGCGAAGTTTGCAAGGTTTCTAAGAACTAGACCTGTAGTTGCATAGGTTCCAGAAGGAAAGAATAGAACACCTGATCCCGCAGTGGTTAGTGCGGTGATGGCAGCATTGATAGATGGCGTATCGTTTGTAGCGCCATCTCCTACTGCACCGTAAGACTTTACATTAACTAGGTTATTAGCTAGTAATTGAATCTCTGATTCTAATTCGAGTAAAGCATTGTTAAGGGTAACATCCCAGTCGGGCTGTCCCTTAGTAGGAATTACTAAAGCCATTTCTTATCCTCCGTATGGACCTGAACCGTATTGACCATCCCCGTATCCTCCAGGTCCAGGCGGAACTATATAAGCTGGACTGCGTAGAGAAGGTGTTACCTGATTTACCAGGTGAGTTAGATTGCTTGTTCCCTTGTCTACCGCGTAGTCCATAGGGAATACTCCGTGACCATTGTTGTATGGATCGTATGGAGAGTTAGGAACACTCCAATTCTGAGAGAACTGAAGGTCATTAGGTGTTGCGTACTGAGCAAACTGTATGTCATTGACCATTTCATCTGGCTTGACCTGTGTAGCGTCAATACCTACGATGATGTCTTTCTGTTGGATCTGGCCAAGGATCTGCACACTGGTTACTCTGAATACCTTCGTATCATATACGAATCTATCCTTAAGATAGTTTTGTGTATTCAGATCCATCTTATCTAGTCCCAAGCGCTTTAGCTGATCAAAGGAAAGCGTAACGTGGGCTCTGTCATTGTAGTAGAAACCATTTACTGAATTGTCATTGTCTCCCTCAATGTGAACAACATGAAGAGCGGGAACATTGTTAGGTCCAAAGTACACACGTCCTAGTGGTCCAGCAGCTTCTCCATATACCGGATCTACTGTGGACTGATCATAAGCAAATCTATAGTAATAGAGTTGATCTCCAGTCCATCTTTGCCAATCACGAAGGCCCCTATAGATTTCGGATGTTTCGAAATCTACAGAGAAGCGTCCGCCTTTCCAGCCAATTCTTCCCATTCGAAATCCTTATCTATAAGGGCCTTCATTAGTTTATAGTCCCCACATACCACCGAAGATCGGTGACTGTAGGTTGGATTCATCTTCGTCACGAGCGTCAATAGGTGGTAGCTGACGACGTGGCAAGTCGTAATCGTCGTACTCTCTGTCTTCAAAGATAGGTACCAGACGGTTAGTAGTCTTGGATATTCTACGAATCTTAGACATTTCAATACGATTAAGTCCGACATTAAGCATTGCGCAGAGCTGATTGTATCGAGCTGTCATAGCATCGATCTGTTCACGTAGCTGCTGATAACGCTGGCTACGGGGCACAGTGGTGCCGTCAGCGGACGAAATATCAATGTCGGTACTCGCATCGGTAGCGAGTGCCCAGAGGGCGTCTATCGTCGCACGAAGAGCGACTAGAGTTCCTTCTATTTCTGGCAGATTATATAGATCCATAGGAACGGTTACATACTTGATAAAACCGTTAGCATCCTTGAATCTAGTCTTTACTGTTCTACCATGTGCGTGCTGAAGTACTGCATCGTTAATAAAGTCTGTCAGTTCATCGTCGGAGAACATTCCACCGGAATAGCCTGAGACTACTAATGTATCTCCCTGTGGAAGCGGTGATGATGCTCCGGTCAGGAAGATTCTACCTTCCTGGTAGTTCATTGCGTAGTCTGTTCCCTTTACCAATACTACTGGGGACTGGTTGTGAATCCACGTTACGGTCTCATTCCAGATGTTGAAGTCTGTTAGATCGTACGTAGAGATCATCCCAGTCCCCAGGAACGTATCAGAAAAAGGTGCTCCAGTGTCCCCCAACTCGGTACGGACTCTGCTAATAATGTCCTGAGTTGTTAGTGACATAGAGACCTACTGTTGTGTGAAGGTGAGATTAGCAATCGGAATAGTAATGGACTGATTCTGCGGAGCAGTAATAGGAGTATCCCATTCCCACGTACAGATAACTTCTCCAGCAGTTCCAGAGGCAACGTTGACTAGTGCTCCAAAGGTAGTAGGAGTACCAGAACCAGTAGATGCTGTGAATGGTCCAAAGGTAATCAAGTTGCTGTTCTGGATTTGACTTGTTCCCTGTGATGGGGAAGTAGCTGCTGTAAAGGTTGCTACCTGACGGGTATAACCCGTTGCGGCTAGTTCAGTTAGCTCTGATAGCTGTGGATCTGATGGATTCACTGCGGTAGTAGCAGGATCAGCAGTTAGTAGAGCAATGTATGAAGTTGTTGGGGGAGCCCAACCACCAAGTGACGTGCCAGTTATCCAATTCAGAATTGCACGGTCTGTTGTGTCAGTTAGATTACCTGCCATTATTTATTTCCTCTTAACGGTATCCGCCCTCCCAAAGGAGGCCCTTACTTGCTAGATGACGTGCTAATTCTACAGGAACGACGTACTTACGTCCTTCTTCAAAGTCATAATGCTGTCCGGCACCGAACGTCATCTGCTCTAGGGTAGTAATAGGAATGATGGTCTTTGTTGGCTCTTCTAGCTTAATCTCTGCCGCAACCTCTAACGCAGCCGCAGCCGTTTCAGTGTTAGGACCCTGTGAGTAGTCAACAGGACGAGAGTTAACCTCTGCATCAACTTCCGCCATCATAGAAATCTCTTGAGCACGTTGCTTCAACGTCTCCTGATTTTCCTTGACCAGACGCTCAGTTTCAATACCGGTAAGATCTCCGGCACGCTTACGTGGTGGCATTCTATTCTCCAGATTTAGTGTCTCGTGTGTTATTTAAATTATATAAGAAAACCCTGCCCATAAGCAGGCAGGGCTTCCTCAAAACGTCGTTCTATAAACTATTAGTTTGTAGATGCAATTACTACAGAGATGTCAGTGATAAGACCTAGACCCCAAATAGCGTACCACGCTAATGCGTGCTCTCTTCCGAAGTCGAGAATACCACCATCGCGCAATTCAACAGGAAGTGAAATAGCGTGACCGAAAGCATTGTCTCCAATGAAGATGGAATCATAACGGTTAGCAGCACCGTTACCAGTTGTAACACCACCAGTTGTTGTGTCAGTTGTCCAACCAGTTCCAGCTCCACCTACAACGTTACGAACCTGAGTTGTCTCGATAAATACGACATCGTTCAAACGTCCGATTTCTCCCAGCATAAAGTTACCTGGGGCCGCATACTTAGTCATCTCGATGAACTGAGGATCGTTACGTAGCCAACGGCTCTGGTGAGGGTGGACAAAACAGACATATGTCTCACCTAGGCGGGGTACGTTCTTTGTCGCAAGTGTCTCGACTGCGTCGTAGACAGTCTGGCTGGTTAGGTTGAAGTCACCAGTCATGGAAGCATTGGATGTACCAACAGTTCCAGTGTTGTAGAAGACCTGGTTGTTGATTGCTCCGGTGTCCTTCTGGTAACCGAATAGCTGAGAAGAAGCCTGAAGCAAGGTGTTACGGGCACTTACGTCTAGGTAAGTAGCCATATTACGTCCTAGAAGACGTGAGGCAGATGCCATTACGTCATCGAAGGATGCGTTCAATAGAAGCTCAGACACAGCTACAGCGAATCCTTGCTCAGCAACGGTAATGCTGAACTGACTAGCTGTAAGTGGAGCTGTCTGCATACGGATACCTTCAACAAGCTGAGAAGCATTGCCTAGGTTGTTGTAACGCATGAAGTTAATTGTAAGACCAGGTGTAACACCTAGCTCTGTCTTCTTTACGGCGAATTGCTCGAAACGCAAGATCGGCATTGCCTGGAATAGAATTTCCTTGCTCCAAATAGTTTGGATTGCAGGAGAAAGAGCTGAGGAACCACCTGGATAAGCGGTTGGGGCACCAGAGATATTCGGTGTACCCGTAATAGCACTACCGGCCATATTTGATCCTTATCTATTATCTGGGTTCGGGTACAAAGCCGTACCCATGGTGTTTATGCTTTAGCCGAATAGACCACGAGATCGTGCAGCGTCATTTCCGGCAAGTCCCGACTTCTGACGGAACTCCGCGTATTCGGCCATTGACATTGCATTGATGTCATCTGGTGTATACGTCTTCTGACCCATCTGTCCGTCAAGGGGACCCATGGATGTGTATCCAGTAGGGGATACTCCTCGTTGCTGTACTTGCTGCTGACGTGCTGCCTGTGCAACTTCTTCCGCAATGGATTGTGTGGCAGCCTTTGCTCTTGCTATAGCGTTATCAATTTGCTCCTTGTCGTTACCCACAATGAAATCGTGGAACTGTGGAGCGATGTCATTAGCATTAGACTGCAACTGAGAATTACGATAATCTACAAGATCATTATATTCTCTTTCCTTGGCAAGTAGTGCACGCTCTTGCTCACGCTCCTGTTGAAGCTGAGTAAAGCGGCTTTCCCAAGTGTCGTTTGTCTCCTTCAGCTTAGACTCTAGAAGTGCCTTTGCAGACATCTCCTCTTCACGCTTGGCCTGTAGCTGTGCATCCTTTTCATCTTGCTTACGCTGAGCTTCAGCAAGTTCCGCTGCCTTCTGGTCCTGGATCTCCTGAAGAGTCTTCTGAGCCTGAGCGAACTGCTCCTTCAAAGAAGTCATATCTCCATAGAGCTTATCCTTCTCTTCCTTACGAGCCTTAGCAATGTCATCTGCGGTGAATGTTCTTTCACCTGTAGCGCCATGCTGGAAAGCTGCTGGAGAAGGTGCTGGACTCTGAGCGCCATTACCTGGTGGATTTGGAGACTCAATTGTTGCCGCCAAACCTGGCTGTGCTGGAACTGTCATTTCTTTTATCTCCTAGAATTAAACTTGGTGTTTTCCGAATATATCCCGAATGAATTTACTTACAATCTTACTATTAATTGTTGTCATCAGTTGGAAGCTGACGTGAACCTAGCTTTGTTCCATAAGCTGAGACAACTGCTTCGCGTAGAGCATTTACTGAGCCTGCGCCATCTAGTTCCTGCAAGTCAATCTTATTCACAGTTCCCGGACCACCAGAAGGTGGAACAGGATTACCTAGCGCGTCTTCACCTGGTGGTACTGGCTCTGATGTACCGTCAGGCATAGGAACCATTCCTGTTAGTTCCTGAATGATAGAGTCGATCTGAGTTCTCAGCATTCTTAGAGAACCATCACGTACTGCATCTTCATGTAGTTCATCGTAGATTTCTTGTAGCTTCTCATCTGGGAATTGCTCCCCAAGATCCTTCAAAGCTCCTCTACGAGATTCGAGATCCATATTCATCATTGCGCCGATTTCATTCAACTTAACTAGGCGATCAACCGGAAGTGGCGAAGGCCAGTCTATATCACTAAAGTAAACCAACGGATCTCTTGGGTCAATTGCCAAAGGCTGACCCTCTTGGATAATACCCTCTGTCTCAGGATTGTACAGAGTAGCTTCGGGTTCAAAGATAAATAGAGTTCTTAAAGCTAACTCATTAATCTTCGCTAGTCCCTTACCATATTGTATCTTCTTTAATTCAAACTTTTGCATTAGGGGTAGAAATTGCATGGCAAGAGCCACACCTGATGTGTTTGAAATAGCCTGAACCTGACCCAAAGCTGTCTCAGGAACACCGACCATTTCGTGCATGGCAACCTTAAGCATGTTAAGTGCATCTAGAGGTCCCTCTAGTTCTACACCATTCTCAAGGTTGTGAATGTCTACGTCCTTGTTTCCAATAGACCAAACACGGTTAGTTCCCTTTTCAAGCTGAGAAGGCTTCGCACCGATAACAACGGTAATGGGAGCTGCATGATAATTCACAATGTCAGCAATGTCAGTAGCAGTCTCGTTGTACTGACGGTTAAGGCTGATAAGGTTCTGCACATCGGACATTCCCCAAGGAGATCCGGAAGCAGGGTGATTAGCAATGTGAACAATAGGAATAACACCTAGAGCATTAGGACGCTCATCAATCAATTCGTCATTTACATATTCACGAATGACATCAGAACGAATTAACTCAGTGTAAGTATATACGCTTCGTGTGCCTTCTGTATTGGTTCCCCAGAAACGATACTTAAGCTTGAACTCTAGGAGTCTGTCTCTATCGTGTGGGTGCCACGTAGGAAAACAGTAGGCGGAGTTAAGGGGAAGGATACGTACGCGTCCAGGGTGATGGTTACCTGCTTCATCATCCCATGGTGACTCGTAAGCTACCTTAACGAACGAATCTCCAGAGACACCACCTTGCTGACCCATTTCCCAGATGACTGACTTCATGTTGTTATCCTGCTGCCAAATTCTCTTCAGCAATGCAGGGATGATGTGGTCATACTGCTTAACGGTGTCAAAGGAGATACCTCTGGAGAAACAGAAGTTATTAATATAATCAGCAAAAGCCTGAACATAATTGAATGTAAGTTGTGGATCACCGAACTCACGACGAGTTCCCCAGTGATGCCCTAGATACCAAGCCCAATATTCGGCATATCTATTGAGACGTGGTCCGTGCATTTCAAACTCTTCATCAGACAACTCAACTAGACCTAGCGGTGATACGGCAATTGCTAGGTCTGATGCGGCTGCTCTCATTGATGGAGAGTAGAAAGTCATTGACATTTAGGTACCTTATTCT